CCCACCAAAATACTCGCTTGCGGCATCTGTGAATCCCTTTTTAAATGCGTTAAACGCCGCTTTCGCCGCCGCGATTAAATTTTGCCATCCGGAGGCGGGCGCATTAACAGCGGTAGTAGACGTGCCTGATATCATCGAAGAGGTCAAGTCCCCGCCACCGCCGGCGCCGCCTAATAGCGAGTCGAGTGATATTGCACTTGAATTTAAGATTAATTGTATCCCGCCGACAAGCGCCTGCCCGAGCGTTTGACCTACCGTTTCCCAGTGTATGCTTGTTATCCACGTTGCTATCTGGTTCGCGACTTGGTTAAATTCGCTTTGCGAGTTTGTGAGCGATTGTATAATCTCGTTTTTGATTGTATTTCCAACGTCTGCCCAGTTTATCGTTTTAAGTGTATTAACAAACTCCCGGATGCCCGCCGTTATCTCATCAAGTGCGCCCTGTAAATTACCACCCGTTAGGTCTGCTATCGCGGTCATGATATGCCCACCTAACGTGGAAAATGCCGATCCGAGCGTGCCGAGAACGCCGCGAAGTGTGGATGACGATGCAACCGCACCCACCAAAATACTCGCTTGCGGCATCTGTGAATCCCTTTTTAAATGCGTTAAACGCCGCTTTCGCCGCCGCGATTAAATTTTGCCATCCGGAGGCGGGCGCATTAACAGCGGTAGTAGACGTGCCTGATATCATCGAAGAGGTCAAGTCCCCGCCACCGCCGGCGCCGCCTAATAGCGAGTCGAGTGATATTGCACTTGAATTTAAGATTAATTGTATCCCGCCGACAAGCGCCTGCCCGAGCGTTTGACCTACCGTTTCCCAGTGTATGCTTGTTATCCACGTTGCTATCTGGTTCGCGACTTGGTTAAATTCGCTTTGCGAGTTTGTGAGCGATTGTATAATCTCGTTTTTGATTGTATTTCCAACGTCTGCCCAGTTTATCGTTTTAAGTGTATTAACAAACTCCCGGATGCCCGCCGTTATCTCATCAAGTGCGCCCTGTAAATTACCACCCGTTAGGTCTGCTATCGCGGTCATGATATGCCCACCTAACGTGGAAAATGCCGATCCGAGCGTGCCGAGAACGCCGCGAAGTGTGGATGACGATGCAACCGCAATAGCAAAACCTGCCACCAGTGGGCCAACTACTGCAAGAACCCCGGCTATGCCAACCCCTAAGACCACAAACAATGGCGCAAGTGGGATTACCGCCGAGGCTACCGAACCGAAATTAACAGCCAGGGGCATTAGCATCGAAGCGATACTTCCCCCCGCCGTTATTACCGGACCGGAACTTGCCGCAAGTGCCCCCAATACAACCGTTGCCTTCTTTACCGGATCGGGTAATGTACCAAACGCCTTACCCAAATTCTCAACGCTGGTCATTATAGGGTCTACGCTTTTAACTATATCTTTAGCGACCCCGTAGATAGAGTCCCCCAACGGTTTTAACGCCAATTCAGCTCGGTTTTTAAGGAGCGTTAGGGCCTCGGATAACGTGCCGGTCTTGTCTGCCATCGCGTTTATCGCATCCGGCGAATCCTTTATCTTCTGTAATAATGGTGCGAAATCTAAATCGCCGTTTCGCGCAGCGTTGGCGAATTTCTCGGTGTTAGTTCCTAATATCGCCATGTCGTCAGCGGTTGCTTTATATGATGGGTCTTTAAACTTATTAATTAAATTTTGCCACTCGGCCGACGCGCTTACGTTGTTAGTTGTTGCATCCTTTACAACTGCGGTAAGGGAAGATACTATCTGTTTGGTGGGCACCCCTGCCGCACCTAACTGCGCAACCATAATAGCCGTTTCTTGATACCCCAACCCCGCCGCCTTTGCGGGACCTGCAGCAAGCGCTAAAGTACTTGTAATATCACTAACCGATTGCCCTGTATTTTGGGATATAGTATAAAATGCGTCTAAGGCATATCCTGTATCCGGTATCGCCTCCCCCCACGCGTTAAACGCTTCTGATGCCGAGTCTATATTAGTTGTTATATCGGTACCAGTCATACGAGATAGGTTTAAAAACTGTGTGGCTAACTCGCCAGTGGCTGTAGTAGTTAAATCGAGCGTTTGAGTAATTCTACTTAGCGCGGTAGCTACATCGTCGGCAGACGCGGGGACGGTTTTAAATACAGTATCAAAAGCGGTTTTAAGTCCGGCTAATTCCGTGCCAGTGGCACCCGTCTCACGCTGTATACTACGATACGCGCCGCCAACATCTGCTGACGCTTTCATAGCCGCCGCACCAAGCGCGACTAAGGGTACGGTGACGGCGGCAGTAAGCCCTACACCAACGGTTTTCATACCGCTAGCCAACCCATCAACAGAACCTTTGACGCCCTTAAGTGCGTTATCTAAACCGGAAGCATCGCCCCCGATTTTAACCATAAGTTCCGCTACAGTGTCGGCCATTTTATATCTTATCCCCTTAAACTAAAACGTCGGCGGTATACTCGGTGTGTTTGCGTTAGAATTAGAACTAGAATTAGAACTTTCGGATTCACGTCGTTTCTGGTCCCGTTCCCGCTCTTTTTCTTCCATCTCGAAATACACAAACCACTCGCTTAACTCATACGAATCTACCCGTTCTAACATTTCTCGCACGGGTAGGTGAAATACGTGCCGTGCCATCGAAAAGCACGCTTTACGGAACGCGTCTAGCTCGAGCCGTTTTTTATCTCGTCCTCGCTACTCATACTCAAACCGCTTAGGTCGTTAATTACGGTGGCGAGTTTATCAACGGGGGCGGTATTATGTTTTAACAACGCGTCTCTGTCGGTTTCCTGGAATAGTTTATCCCGCGTCTCAGGGTCATACGCACCCAGTATAACAGTATCCACCGCTGTCTGTTTACTTGTCATCTTGCCGTCTACCCTAAACGTGGCTAGTTTACTTAGCGCCGCACGCTCTAATCCCGTTAAGTTACGGCAGAGTACATTACCCCAGCCCCATTCGCTTACGTCCACTATCTCTTCGCGCGTATCTTTTGCGTTCAATATTCGATCGCGTAGGCTCATAGCTGAGTCTACTTTTGTTGCCTTATCGCCGTTTTTATCCAAAGCGTATCGCTTCCTACCATCTAACAATAGATGATTATAAACTTAAGATTACAATTGCGAGATTACCCTACCGTCTGCGTCCACGACGCCTCTAAAGCTTACCGTTTCCTCGAGCACGTTATTAACGGACGCTTTTATCGCTTCCGTGTCGACGGTAACCCACGCCCTTAGGCTGTAGTCTGCCGAAACATGCAATTCTAACGTGAATACGGTGGCATCTGTTAAACTCTTAATAAAGTATTCCGTTATCGCCGTGCCAAACGTAGCCGCTGCATCGGGGGTAAAGAACGTCCCTAGCGTGCCCGTTACTTCCGAAAGGGCCCGTTGTTTGGTTTCATACGCAGCCGGACTTGTGCAGTTTATCGCCGTTGTATCCACGACCTTTGACTTTATACTCATCGAGAAGTCCTTTGCGTATAACATCGCGGCCATTGGAAGGTATTTACCCGTAACCGTAACCGTATTGGTCGTTTCATTCGCGGTTGATAAGAGCTGCCCGGTTAATCGGTTCTTAGTTATCGTGCCTGTCGGTCCGGCGCTCCACGTTGGCGTTAATGCAAAGGCGGGGTCCCACACGCGCTTAGTCGGAGCGTCGATAGTGAAAACGTTTTTACCAGCGTTAGGCGTCGTCGCTTCGGTCGCGCCCATCGCAGTAGTTGCTCCGCTGATATAAAGAACGGCAAGGTGTCCAGAGGTTATTACATTAACCATCGGTTATCACCTACCTTATAGTGCTGCGTCAAATTTACAGATTCCGTTAGATGTTAGCGAGTAGGTAACCTCAACTAATCCGCCTGCTGCTTTTTCACTAACCGCTACCGTATCAACAGCCATAGGGCCATTGAAATAATACGTGCCCGCAGACCCAAAGGTCATTTTAACTTGCAACGTGCCTAGTGCCCCGTTCCACTCTGCAAGAAGTATAAGTTGCCCTGCGTCATCGGGTGTGTAAAAGCCTTTAAGCGACATTTTTGCGCTTTTAATCGTTTGTTTACTCGACGTGTATGTTGGCGGTGCCGCACAGTTAAACGCTGTTATATCGACGTTTTTACCATCTACCGTTAAATCGGCGGACGTAATATTACCGATACACGTTGTTACATTCCCTGCGCCGCAGAATAAGTCTATATTCGCTGCGCTTTGTATCCCAGTATCTACCATTTTTCTAGTATCTCCTTAGTTTTAAATATCCGCCTGTCCGTGGCTTACCGTGCCCGTTGATTCAGCGGTAAAATTAAACGTTATCATATCCTTCGTGCTTGTCTTGATTGTAAAGTCCGTAACCATCACGTTACTTTTTACATAATCCCAGTCTGGATCTGTACCGGTGCCGTAAAAGTATTGTAACCAACAGAGGGCGCCATTATTTACGTTATCCATTACATATTTTTGTCCGGTCGTATCACCGAAATAGTCAAAGAATCCACTACCTTTAAACGACGCAGATTTTAACATCGACGTTGATGTTTTCGTCCACGCGTCCGCTGCCGCGGTGCCCTCCATACGCGTTAGGTCTACGTTCTTTGTGGTTTCAGTTACGTCCATTGATTCCAGCAGGTTAATTGCGGTATATGTACCAGCGATAGACCACATAAGGGCTAAATTGGCGGAGGCTATTAAGTAATGGTATTCGCGCGCTCATCATCATTACTACCGATTCAATACGCAATTATTACAGCGCTAACCGGCGACGCTGACCTACACGCGCACGTAGAAGATAGGGTATATGATTGGGTTCCCGAGAACCCCACGAAGCCATATATCCAAGTTACCACGCCAACGGAAGTGCCGTTCGATTGTTTCGGTTGTACTGATATACAGGCAGGGCAGCGGGTAACGTTCACGGTTCATATCTGGTCAACATACCGGGGTAGTAAAGAAACGAAAGAGATCGCGGCGCATATAAACGACCTGTTAGACCACCAGGCGCTAACCGTCAGCGGTTATGATCACATAATAACGCAAAATACGATGACGACCGATATGCGCGACCCCGATACGATACACTGGCACGGGGTTATGTATTTTACATTTTACGTAATGCAATCCTAGCTAAAATTCTAGATATAAAAAGAGGCGATTAAAAGAAAATGGTAGTAACTACAGCATCTAAAGCGTATTTAAAGGCGTCCGTTGTGGCGATAGACCACATAAGGGCTAAATTGGCGGAGGCTATTAAGTAATGGTATTCGCGCGCTCTTCGTCATTATTACCGATACAATATGCAATAATTACAGCGCTAACCGGCGATGCTGACCTACACGCGCACGTAGAAGATAGGGTATATGATTGGGTTCCCGAGAACCCCACGAAGCCATATATCCAAGT